TGCAGTCGATAACGATCTTTTGAAGGAGACTCAGCATCATTCGATGGCGATTCAGAAACCGGAGCGCCAGTCGCGTGTCACATTTGGAGGCCCTAAACAAACATAGGGCTTATTGTTAGAAACTCGTTTGCTTTTAAGGAGCATAGGATATGGCGAATACCAATGGAGCCTGGGGGCTTCGACCTGTCGGGAAGATGGGTCAAAACTCCAACTCCACAGGTGTTTCAGGCTATACCTTCTACGAAATTGCCAGTGGCAACAGCAATGTCATTTATCAAGGCACCCCGGTTATTCCGCTTTCGACGGGATATATCGACGTCGTGGGTGCGGCGGCAGGCGGCACTGTTGGAGTACTAGGCTCTTTTCAAGGTTGCAGGTATGTCTCAAGCACCACGGGGAAACCCACGTGGAGTATGCATTGGCCTGGATCGGGAGCGGACAGCAACCATCCTGTAAGGGCTTTTGTTGCGGATGATCCGATGCAGATCTTTGTGATTGCAACGGACGCCACATGGACCAGTAAGGCAACGGCACGAGCCGCTGTTTTTGCTAACGCGAACTTCTCTAGTGGAACGAGTGGTAGCACGACAACGGGTCAATCTTCGGCTGCTTTGGCTATCAGTACCATAGCCACTACCAAGACGTTGAATTTGCGTATTCTTGGTTGGGAAGAAGATGCCATGAATGAAGATTTCTCTGCTGCTGGTATTCCTGCTTTGGTTCGGTTGAATAACCACTTCAATAGCTCCAATGGTGCTATTGTAGCTGGCACAACCGACACCGCTGGCGTATAGGAGGGCTGAGAAATGGCTATTAGCAGAGCACAACTCGTCAAAGAGTTGGAACCCGGCCTAAACGCGTTGTTCGGACTTGAGTATGATCGTTATGACCGTGAGCACGAGGACATCTTCTCCATGGAGAGTTCAGATCGTGCCTTCGAAGAAGAGGTCATGCTGTCAGGTTTCGGAAGCGCACCCACCAAGTCTGAAGGCTCGGCGGTATCGTTTGACGATGCCCAAGAGGTGTACACGGCTCGCTACACGATGGAGACAATCGCGTTGGCTTTCTCCATCACCGAAGAGGCTATTGAGGATAACCTTTATGACCGGCTTGCCAGTCGGTACACGAAGGCCCTTGCACGTAGCATGAGCCAGACGAAGCAGGTTAAGGCCGCTGCGGTTCTTAACAATGCTTTCGACAGCACGTACACCGGAGGTGATGGGCTTGAGCTATGTTCGACGGCTCATACTCTTGCAAACGGCAACACCTTCCGTAACGAGCTTTCAACAGCAGCGGATCTCAATGAGACCAGCCTTGAGCAGGCTCTTATTGATATCGCAGGCTTCGTTGATGAGCGTGGCTTGAAAGTAGCTGTCAATGGCAGCAAGCTGATCATTCCCAAGGAACTTCAGTTTACTGCTGACAGGCTTCTGGAAAGCACACTTCGTCCGGGAACAGCGGATAACGACATCAATGCCGTTCGGAACATGGGTATGATTCCGGAAGGCTATGCCGTTAACCACTTCCTGACGGATACGGATGCGTGGTTCATCATCACGGATGCGCCGAATGGATTGAAGGGCTTCAATAGAACAGCCGTTCGAACTTCCATGGAAGGCGATTTTGATACCGGGAATGTGAGGTACAAGGCCCGTGAACGCTATGCGTTTGGCTGGTCGGATCCTCGCGGTATCTTCGGATCACCGGGCGCGTAACCTCTATCAGAGCTACCGGGAGGAAGGAAACTTCCTCCCGCTCTTCTCTGGGAATACATAGCCCTAGCGACTGGCCCAGCAGACGCTTACAAGACTCTAGGGTGAAACCTTTGTAAGGAGGCGTACCATGGGTACGACACGTTTCTCCGGTCCTGTTATGTACAGTGGTCACGGCAGTGATTCCAGCTATCTGGGATCCTGGTTTGGCAACCTTCCCATGCAGATTAACCCGGATTACATCTTCAAATCTGATGACTTCACGGGCATCGATATCGATGATACCGATGACTGGACAAAGTCGGTCCTTAACAGTGGAACCTTGACGCTTCTTGCTGATCACGTCGGCGGCTGGGCCAAATCCACAGGTGATGGTTCGACCGATAATTCCGGTGGCGCAATTCAGGGCAACGAGATCTTCATGGCGGAAGCCAGCAAGAACATCTTCTTTGAAACGCGAGTGGCTGTGGCCGATGCTGATGACATGGATATGTTTGTCGGCCTTGCCGAGAACGGCACTTTTGCAACAGGCGTTCCGTTCACCGCGAATAATCAGATCGGCTTCCTTCTCGTGGAGGGTGCTGCCGATATTTATGCCAACTGCGACAGTGGTGGAACCGAAACCAAGACGGACACAGGCGTTGATTTTGCGGATGGCGCAGAATCAAGCTCCAACATTACCAATGTCCGTACACTTGGTTTTGTCATCAAAGGAACGGGACAGGTCGCGTTTTATGTTGATCGTGTTCTTGTGACTACGACAACTGCGAACATTCCCACTTCTGCACTTACCCCTTGGTTCTGTGCCATATCGGGGACGACAACTGCAGATGCAGCTTGGTGTGATTACATTAACGTTGCTGCTCAGCGCATTACCAATGGCATGACCCAGTTCAATATCCAACCGTAAAGGATCGGGCGTCATGGCTAAGACAAGAGCACGTACCAAGAGTGGTGCGTTTATTGGGGATGATCCAAACACTCCCGAGAATGAGGCGTGGGTTGATAAAAGTTCTAAAAAGGAAAAGGATTCCAAGTACTCTTACGGGATCTCTTCCAAGAAGAACTTTCCTCCTCCCGGAACCTCTAAGTACAAGATGATGGTACTTTCGGGAGAGATCAAGGAGTAGGTCATGGCAGATGCCGTAACTACCACGTCGGTTGTCGATGGACCTCGAACGGCTGTTATTTATTGTACCAATACCAGCGATAATTCGGGTGAATCGGCTGTTACCAAGGTAGATGTGTCGGCTCTTTCCACTTCACCGGAAGGGGCCGCATGTACCGGAGTGCGTCTTCAGAAGATTGTTTTCTCCAATGTCGGTATGGGCGTCAAGATTCTCTGGAACGCCACGACCAATGTGATTGCTGCGCAACTTCCAGCAGACTATTCCGATACTCTGGATTATTCGGATATCAGCGGTCTTCCCAATGTCGCAGCGGCTGGTGGCAAGACAGGTGACATAAAGTTTACGACGGTGGGCCACAGCAGTGGAGACACGTACTCCGTGGTCCTTTACTGCATAAAAGAATACTGATGGTATAGGACATGGCCGAGGATCTGGATCGAAAGAACGAATTAGCCATCACCGAGATTCGTGGCGACATCAAACTTCTTGGTCAGAAACTTGATACCATTAAGGACAACGATATTGTTCATCTTCAGAAGTCCATAGACGGTGTACAAAAGGTCTTGTGGACGGTAGGGGTACTTGTTCTTGGTCATCTGGGGGTTGCCATAAAAACCGCTCTTTGGGGTTAGGATGAAAGGTTTTAAGTATCATGGCAGTCTCTGGATCTAAGGACTTTGAGCCTAATGTAGCGGAATATGTAGAAGAGGCTTTCGAGCGTTGCGGTCTGGAACTTCGTACCGGCTACGATGCCCAGACTGCACGAAGGTCCCTGAACCTGTTATTTGCGGACTGGGCCAATCGTGGTCTCAATCGTTGGACAATAGAGCAGGTCACGCAGACTTTCGCGAAGGATATTGCGGACTATCCCGTCGGCACCATTACTCTTTCCGTGAGTGACAGCGACAGTTTCACGATAGCCGAGACCATTACGGGCGGCACGAGTGCAGCGACCGCTTCTCTCATAACGAAGCCCGCATCCACTTCCATGACGATAACGGTGCCTTCCGGAACCTTCACTTCCGGTGAGACGATAACAGGTTCGTCCAGTTCGGCTACGACAACGACGACCTCTACAGCCTCTCTTGAGGATGTCCAAGCCACGATTGATATTCTTTCCGGCGTGGTGCGTCGTGACAGTTCCGACATAGCAATTACCCGGATTAGTCGGGACGATTATCTGAGTATTGCAACAAAG